AATGCCATCCTAGATGAGATTGAATGGCCTTTAAGCTTGCGTAACGTAGACACAGGAGATACAACCCTACAAGCCGACCCAGGCACAGACAGGGATGCCCTTCAGGCGCTCTTTAACGTGGAACAGAGCGAGTTTGGCGGCATCTTCCTAGATGCCAATGGCAAGGTTGATTTCGTAAGCCGTAATGCCCTTATAGCCACGCCAGCGTTCCCGCTCTATGAGTTTAGCGATCAAGGCACAGACATCTCATACACCAATGCCGTAGTTGCCTTTGATGATACAAACCTGGTAAATGATGTGACTATCACACGACTAGGCGGCACGGCTCAAAATGTATTTGACCAGCCTTCAATTGATAAGTTCTTCCTACATTCAGGCCAGCGTTCAGACATCTTGGTACAAACCGATGCTGAAGCTTTAAGCCAAGCGCAAGGCATCCTAGCCACACGCAAAGACCCTGAAGTACGCATAGATAGCATTCAGCTAAATCTCTATGATGATGCAAACCCCAATAAGCCATTGGCAGGGGTAGACATAGAATTGCTTGATGGTGTAACAGTTACTAAGACCACCCCAGGCTCTACCAGCGTGGTGCAATCAAGCCTAGTAAATGCTATTCATCACGACATTACCAAGTCATCCTGGATGACTACCCTATACACAACCGAACCACTATTAGCAGGCTTTGTCCTAGATTCCGATGTATCGGGTATACTAGACACAGACGTGCTGAGCTACTAAGGAGAACAAATGGCAGGCGCAGGATATAAGTTATTCGCCACAGGCGATGTGCTAACGGCAGCTCAGGTTAACACCTATTTAAACGAGCAGACAGTTATGGTGTTTGCCGATTCATCAGCTAGAACAACTGCTCTTAGCGGTGTCCTTGCTGAAGGCATGATGTCTTACCTACAAGATACTAATGCTGTTGAAGTCTATGATGGCTCATCCTGGGTATCTGTTGGATCAAGCGGTGATATTACTGGCATTACAACTGGCACGGATTCAGGTTTATCAGGTGGCGTTACAAGCGGTACAGCAACCCTAAGATTGAAGTTAGAGTTTGATGCAGAAACAGGAACAACTTACACACTTGTAGCAGGCAACCTGAATCAGTTAGTTACACTTAACAATGCAAGTCCCATTACGTTAACTGTACCGCCAAGCGTATTTAGCGCAGGTGATGTAATAAACATAGCGCAGATAGGCGCAGGCCAAGTAACCCTAGCGCAAGGCGCAGGCGTAACAATAACTAGCACAGGTGCAACAGCTAGCGCACCTAAACTACGCGCGCAACACAGCGCAGCTTCTATTATATGTACAGCATCTAACACGTTTTTAGTTGTTGGAGATATTGCCTAATGAGTTTAATCGGGATTATTGCTTCACAAAATTATCCGCGCACCATAACAGTTGATTATTTAGTTGTTGCTGGCGGTGGTGGAGCGTCTTTTGGTGGCGGTGGCGCTGGTGGTTTGCGCTCAACAGTTACCGCAACTGGTGGCGGTGGATCACTTGAAAGCGCTCTATCATTAGTAAGAGGAACTAATTACACAGTTACAGTTGGAGCAGGTGGAACAAGGGGTACTTTTGGTGGCACAGCCACAAATGGCTCTAATTCTGTATTTTCTACAACAACCTCAACTGGCGGTGGAAACGGCGGTGGTGCTAATGATAATACAAGCGCGGGAAATTCTGGTGGCGCAGGTGGCGGTGGCGGTCACGGAACTGGAAACTCAGGCAATGTAATTTCACCCTCAAATGGTGGCGCTGGAACTGCCAACCAAGGTTACGCAGGTGGCGCAGGTAGAGAAGACCCTAATTTTGGTGCTGGTGGTGGCGGTGGTGCAGGAGCTACAGGCGGAACGCCTAGTACAACCGTTGGCGGTTCAGGTGGAAATGGTGTAGCGGTTTCAATTTCTGGCTCATCAGTAACTTATGCTGGCGGCGGTGGTGGCGGTTATGTCGGCGCAGGTGGAAGTGGCGGCGGTGGTGACGGTGGAACTGCTGTATATGGTAGGGGAGTTGATGGAGATGCTAATACTGGCGGTGGCGGTGGCGGAGCAAATAGAGTAAACATATCGACTCTTGGTGGTGGAGCTGGCGGAAGCGGTATAGTTATTTTGCGTTTCCCAACTGCTGCTGCAACTATAACCATTGGTGCAGGTCTAACAGGATCAACAACCACAAGCGGCCTAAATACTATTGCAACAATTACTGCTGGCACGGGAAATGTGAGTTGGTCATAATGGCACATTACGCATTTTTAGATGAAAACAAAATAGTAACGGAAATTATAGCAGGCATTGATGAAACTGAACTCATTGAAGGTTTAGATACTGAAACTTGGTATGGCAATTTTAGAGGCCAAACCTGCAAGCGCACTTCATACAATAACAATATTAGAAAACAGTATGCAGGCATTGGCTACACTTACGATGCCATAAATGATGTCTTTATAGCGCCACAACCTTATCTATCTTGGTCGCTAGATCAAAACTTTGATTGGCAACCACCAACACCGATGCCCACAGAGGGTTTTTGGTATTGGGATGAAGATAGCCTTAGTTGGCTAGAACAATCTTTATAGATAATGCCTAAACTATGCAAAGCTGGTCAGCAATTACGCGAGCAGATAGATGATGCGTTCCCCGATAGAAGTAGAACTTCACCAGAGGGGTGGCTCGGTGACCAACGTCATGCAGCGCGTAAGTCCGATCACAATCCAACTGCTGAAGGCATTGTACGTGCCATTGACATTAACGCTAATCTGCAAGCCAACCCAGCCGAAGCATTTGATTTGGCAGATCAGTTACGGCTACTTGCCCGATCTGATAAGAGAATCAGTTACATTATCTTCAACAGCAAAATTGCCAGTTGGAAGAAAAACTACAAGTGGAGAAAATACACAGGCATAAATCCACATAAGACACACATTCATATTAGCTTTACTGCTAAGGGCGATTCAGATGGCAGTATGTTTCAAATCCCTATATTGACAGGAGAGCCCTTAAATGGAGCAAGCAAAGGCAGTAGCAGCAAGTTGGGCAAGAAGCTTTTTAGCCGCAGGAATAGCAACTTATTTAGCGGTGGGCTGGGATGTACCTGCAATTGTAAATGCAGCGTTAGTAGCAAGCCTTCCAGTAATACTGAGATGGCTTAACCCTAACGATACGGCATTTGGTCGGCGTTGAGCCCGGCTGAATGGGCAGGGTTTGTAGCTGCCATCCTTTCCTGCTGTGCGCTTATTGTCGGTGGGCTTAGATACATTATCCGACATGAAGTGCCTTCAATACTTGAAGCATCAAATATCGTGTCGCGCATAGATAAACTTGAATCAATGGTCTTAGAATTGCTTACTCATGAGCGCAAGAAGAATATCAAAAAGCGAACAAGCCGCTAAGCGTAAGCGGAAAGAAGCCGCTGCGCGTAGAACAAAGGCTGACATTCTGCTACCCATAGATATATGGGCTGCATCAATTGTTGAATGTTATCAAGCCTTAGTTCGTGCTGGATATGGTGAAGATAGGGCGCGCTGGTACATTGAAGAACAGCTGCGTTTACCCGATTGGGTAATACAGAATCCTAATCATTCTCCATATGAAGATGAAGATGAGGATGACGATTAAGCGAATTGTAGTCATATCAGACTTACAAGTACCTTTTCACGATAAGAAAGCAGTTAAGAATGTCGCACAGTTCATCAGAAAATACAAACCTGATGACGTTCTATGTGTGGGCGATGAAATTGACTTCCAAACAATTAGCCGCTGGTCAACCGGTAGGGATGAGTGGTCAGGAAGTATTGGCAGAGATCGTGACGAAACTGTCAATGTACTCGCCGAGCTTCAAGTACGACATCTCAGCCGAAGCAATCACGGAGCAAGACTTTACAACTCACTAAGCAAGCGCCTGCCTGGGCTCATTGGTCTGCCTGAATTGACCATAGAGAAGTTTCTACACCTAGATGCCTTAGGCATTACCTACCACACCAAGCCATATCAGTTCCACGATGAATGGGTAATGGTTCATGGAGATGAGCAAAGCACTAAGCCACATGGCGGCCTTACAGCTTTAGAAGCTGCTAAAAGGCATGGTAAGAGCGTTGTTTGTGGTCACACCCATAGGCAGGGCATATCATCATTTACTACTGCATCCGGTGGAATAGTCACAGGTGTTTTGACAGGTTTTGAAGTCGGGCATTTGATGGATGTTTCTAAAGCTAGTTATACAAAGGGTACTTTTAATTGGCAACAGGGTTTTGGGTTAATTTACATAGACAGAAAGCGTGTACAACCAGTAGCCATACCGATAGAAAAGGATGGCAGCTTCTTGGTTGAAGGCAAGCGATATGGTTGAGGACATATTTCCTATCCATAGGACTATTGATGACCATATGGATAACTATGACGGCGTGTCGTATATTGACAAATAGCATATAGACCCCTCAAAATAGGATTTGAAATCCTATTTGAAAGGGGTTTAGGGCATGACGATTAAGTATGATCGTAAGTCGGGTGCGTATACCGATGGCAAACACTTTGTGCGAGCTTCATTTATACGTGATTTTGCTAAAAAGAAACTAGGCATGAGCCAACAACGCGGCAGAATAAGTCGCGCTGTTCTTGCTGCTTATTTTCTAGATGTACATGGGGTGAGCGCAGATGTTGAATGATATGCGTTTGCTTGAGTTAGCGTTATGGTGTTTTCTATTTGTGTTAAGTGCATACACAATCGGTGTATTCATTAAGGAAAAAGGATATAAGGAAGGCTGGGCAGATGG